TTTATTCAAAGAAATCTACAAAGAAGTCTCGGCTTAAAAGTAGATAATGAAGAAAATCAGATTAAAAGATCTCGGGCTGGAGGAATCGCGAGATGGCTGAAGAAAAAGTTTTCATAAACATTTTTTCATTTCAAATATACATATTATATTTGTCTTATGGAACAAGAACTTAAAAACCTACGTGATTCAATCGATGAGTTAACTCGTGCTATTAATGGCCTTAATGAAGGATCTATTTACGCCGGAAATCTAGCAGACCAAATAGGATGGGCTGCTCATCAGCTTCAGAAAATGAATGAAGCTAACGAATCGAAACAGAAAGAGAGTTAACCTAAAAATTAACTCTAGATTCACACGAAGGCCTGCTCTAAAAGCAGGCTTTCTTTTTATATAGTCTATTAATCTTCTTCCTCGCTTTTATCTCGAGGCTTCTGAGGCAATACTATATTGATTGGATTCTCAAATGTAATATCGGATTGTTGTTTTCTGGGGATTACAAACGGGCTTAATTTAATCAAGAAATCGAGTGCTCGTGCAGGATCTTCTGCAGCAGTATCATTTAACCACATCTGAATGTTTTCAAGATTACCCTCGATCAATTGAGTGTAAGCATTCTTGATTTTCTCAGTAGAGTTATTTACAATCCCTTTCGGTCTCCCCGATGGATTTCCACTCTTACCCTTTTCCCACGCTGGATTTGCCATCTTTTTCTATTTTTTGTAAATAGACCTGTAAGAGTTTTGCGTTCTTACAGGTCTTTGTGTATACTTTTGCGAGTTTCTTTTCTTTACTCATAAGAGTAGATTAGTTTAGGGGGAAATCGCCACATCCGTAACACTGATCACTTTCAATGTAACCGTTTCCAGTCCAAGGACCGCGTTCACCCGACCCGTACGGGTAGGCTCGATATTTTTTCCAGTTAAACCACTTCGAATTCGTCTGTAGACCACCAAAAAACGGAGTTTTCTTATCAGGTGTCAAACCATCCAGCGGTTGTGGAGAAGTGTAAGCAGGATAATCATTCGGATTGTTTGCCAAAAAGATCTGCATCAGCTTTGTATAGTTTTCTGCAACAGAGCGAACTTCGTTTTGTAAGAATTTCAACTCGTCTAGCTGAAGGTTTTCTGCAGTTTCGCTAGAGGGAGAAAGAATACTCTTGTTGAAAATTTTGTATTTCAAGAAAGGCAGCGCATGATACATTGCATAGTTGCAAAGAAGATTTCCAATGAAGTTATCAAGTAGATATCTGTTTGCAGTAGTTACTGTACCTGCAGTAATCTGATTTTGCAGTTGCTGATAATATGTGGCGCCAAGATAATTTTGCAAGTACAAGTCTTGGCTTTGCAAAATGTATGGCACTAACTCATCAGGAGAAACTGATTCATGAATAGAAGTATAGCTTTTCAGCTTTTCTTCTGAGATCATTAACACATTGTAGACGGCCATCTTTATTGATTATTTAGTGAAGTGTTATCGACTTCTGTTTTTTCTTCTTCGTCAGCAATAGTAACTTCGCTTGCTTCAAAAAGTTTATTGGGTTCTATGTATAGAGATGAATCATATCCATAGTAAGAGAACAAGTTATCAAATACTTTCAAAAGATTCTTTTGAATTGGCTTGACAACAGTTGAGATAAAGTGCTCATAAGAAACCATGATTTCGTCTTTATTCGATCCCAGACCCGTTCCACCTTGATGGTACAAACCAAGTAACAAGGGTGATGTGATTCTGTGTCCTGTCAAGATACGAGTTGTGATCCGAGATTCAAGATTCACGTAGTAGTTATCATTGGCCGAAGGAATTGGTATAATATCAGGTGCATGTTCTCTGTCTTGGCTAAATGCAATAAAAGCTTTACCTGCGTTTTCAGATCCACGATACGCCATCATCAGCTCATCGTAGATTTCTTCGCGTTCCTCTGGTTCAGGTATACCGTTATTCAGACCGATGAATAAGCTAGGGTTTAGCGAATTCGCAAGATTAGAGATATGAAACTTAGAAGTCTCGATATCAATCTGAATATCATTTAGAGATCCTGCATAAGAGGGTAGAGGGTACCATAGATTTCCTGGCTCATAATCAAACCAGTACCAAATTTGGCTAGGGTGCTCGTCTGCTTTTGCAGGGTTGTAAGCTGGAAAAGATCGCGGTTTGAATAACTCTTTTCTATATTCTCCCCAGTTACTTGAGAAAAAGTATTCTTCTACTTTATCTGTTTCTGGAGAGTGAAAGCCAGATCTCACTTTAGTAAAATCTACATGATAGATTTCTGCGATGTTTTCGCCTGCTTGATCCCAAATTACATTGATAGCTATTCCACCGAAAGTGATATAATCTAGAGCTACTTTTTCAAAAACTTCATTCCAGCTTTCAAATGGATTTGCTCTATTCAGAACATATTGTTGGTCTTCTTTCAAGGTTCTAAGACCCTGACCAATTACACCATCCAGTTTCGACTGAATCGCTGTTCTATTGATTGCACTTTTGTAGAATAAGCTCGCAACAAACTGTGGATACAAGTTGTCATCTCCGTACTCAATGAATTTCTTGCCAGGTCTTTCGATGAAAGTTGGCATATTCGGTTGTATCGGATTGACACTGTAGAAGTTATGTTTAGAATTGCTCATTTAAATATAGATATTTTCTTTTATGCTACTGTAACGCTTTGTATGTAGCAATAAGACATTGTTTCTTCGTCAAAGACGTTTGCAGTTTTAGAACGTATTCCAAAATAGATTGGACTTTTATAAGTTGACCAATCAGAATAAGATGCTGGATCTACTGTCATAGTGTAAGTAGCAAAAGAATCAGTTGGAGTAAGTGCCTGTTCAATAATCTGACTGTCAAGTGGTCCATACTGTATTGCAAGTTTATCCCATTCTGCAGTTTTGCCAGTGTCTACTTTTAGAGTAAAAGTTACAGTAAAAGGTACAGCTGGTTGATCAGTTACTCCTATCATTTTCCATGCATAGAAAAGACTGCTGTTTGTGGTATAACTTGTGCCACTAGATATTTTTAAATTTCCACCTGTCTTAAAATAGATATTGTTGTTTTCGTCTAGAGTTTTTAATCCTTCAGAATCTTTAACTTGCACAAGAGGAAATGCTCTCATGAGTGAAGTAAAAGGCGTTTCTGTATAGGTGCCTTGATAAGATCCAAGAGAATTTGTTCCTGGTTTAAACTGATCAATTGTTTTTGCTGCTGCAGAAAGATCTACATATACTTGCCCTGTGTTAAAAAAGGTAAGAGTAGTTTTAGAAGCAAAAGCACCTAAATATTCTATATTTTCAAATATGGTTTTACTTTCTCCGCTAGACAAAAATACAGTACCTGGAGCATTTTGATAAATGTACAGATTTTTAACATATGTTCCTGCTCCTGATGTGATTGGTGATGAAGTCACAGGGTAGCCAAATAGCTGAATTCCACTAAATGTAGGTTCAATATATGTTTGTCTAAGATACATATTTTGCTTGTTTTTAGAACTTGCAAGCTGAAAACCTCCATCTCCGGCAACTGAACCTATTCCAGCTGATTGACTGATTGCGGTATTGACTGCAGTACCACTAAGTGTGGCATAAATATCTACATTAAATATTGTTGGTTGACTTGTGTTTGTGGCGTAAGAAGTATTTGCTCGAACAATACCAGTATTTAAACCCGGTGAAGTTAAATATAGTTTAGAAGAAACTGCAGGGTCTGCTTGCCATAAACCAAATCCACTTGTTACAGAAGAGTTAGAAATAGGAATTCCTCTTACTGCTGCAAGTTCTCCAATAGCAAATGATTGAGCTGTAGCTGTAGTTAGTGGTTGAATCATAACCGCAGTGTGTGCTAAAAATTTATCAAAAATTAAATTTTGTCCCCACGAACCTATTCCACCAGTAGCAGTTATGTTAAAACCCGCTGGTGAGTTTGAAGCAACTGTACCAATTGCTTGACCAGATCTTCTTATTACTGTCCAGCCACCTTGAGTTGTAAAATCTGAAGACCAACCACCTGATATTGTAATTCCAGTTCTGCCAGTAGGTTGGATAGCAGTTGTGTTCCAAGTTTCAAAAGCTGTAGTTCCAGTGGTAGTGTAGTGATAAGTTTCTATTCTTTTAACGGTGCTTGTAGTAATTGTAGGACCAGGCCAGTATACCGCTAATGTAATAGTGCCGGCCGCAACCGCAGTAACTTTAAGATGGAATTTATCAAAGCCAAATTGGCCATCTTCGAAAGACAAAATATCATCTACCAAAACGGTTCCTACTTGAGAAACAGAAGTGGTAACGGTATTTAGGCCATTTGTAAAAGTAAAATCACCGGAAAGAGTGCTTGACCATTGTCCGCCAGCTACTTTGATAAAATCCGAGGATGCTGCTACGCCGAGCGCTTTGAAAACTGTTTTATAAGGAGTGCCTGTGCTGCCGTCTCCTGTTGTGTCGTTTCCCGTTAGGAAGTTAGTATGGATAAATGCCATGATTTTATTCTATATTTGGGTTGTAGTAATATTCGGTTGAAAATGCGGTTCCGTCTGGTGTTGCAAGATAGTAATATGAAGTGCTAAACTCTATACTTATACTTAAAGGAGCAGCTCCTGCGGCTGAGCCTACTATGAAAAATGGGATATTGAACATTTTATATAGATATTTTTTTCTTCAGTTTTGTTTATGCAACCACTTTTCTTCCTAGTGTAGTTTCAAAAGCTTCTACTAAAGTAGTCAGATTTGCTGCATCTGTTGCATTTAATTCATCACCTAGACTTGCAAATGCGCATTCTTTAGTATCAAAATCATCAGCTGTATCGTTGTTATTCAGTGCTCCAATAAAGAAAGGTTTGTTAGGAGCACCTGTTCCAAAAGAAGCAGTAGTGCTAGGAGTTAATGCTGAACCATTTTTATACATATCACGTGTAGTTCCAGTTACAGTAGTCCAAATATAGAAACCTCTTGAGTTTGCAGGAGAATTTGTGTAATTTATAATATCATCTGCTCCTGAATTTGAAGCAATACCACGGACATCTGTACTTGAAACTCTACATATAGTTAAAGACCATTCGTTATTTGATGCATCACGAGCACCAATAGAAGTTTTTTCTCCAGAAACACTTGAAGTTCTTGAATAAAATGAACTATGAAAATTCGAAGTATTAGCTAGATTTGCAAAAGTATTTGCATATCCACCTGTAAAGGGGAATTCAGGGTTAGGAATATATCCAGTCGAAGCATGAGTCGATGTGCCATTGAATTGTAATCTGTATGCAACATCTAGATCTCTTGGATCTTTAAGATTCCATTTTTGCTGCGCTGCAGTATTTCCTACAAAAGGATAAATTGCATCCATTTTAGTCCAAAGTAAATCAGCTTTAAGACCTATTACAAGATCATTAATAGCTTTTCGTTCACGTGGAACCGTGATGCCCGCAACATCGATAAATGCTAGGGCATCAGGGTCCATTGAACTCGTATAATTTGAAAATCCGAAGGTTATTGGAAACATATTAGAACATATTTTGTGTTGCCGAACCTATGTATTGAGTAGTACCTACTTGAGTAGTTCCTAGATAAATCAGAGTGTAAACATCTGTTCTTTTGGCTGCTCCTGCAATAGTTTGTGTAGGAGCTAATCCACCAGACCATTGTATACCAGCTGGCCAAGTAACAGTAAATGTGCCTGAAATAGGTTGAACAATTGCCATTACATAAGAAGCTCCTGCTCTTGGATTACTAAGAGCAATTGTAATGTTACCTCCAAGTTCAATTACTTGAATATTTCCATCATTCCAGTTTACTGTGTAAGTTCCAGCAGGAACTGCAATTGCAGTGTTATCTACAGTTACAGTAGGTTGTCCAATTACTTCTAGATTTGGGACTGTAACGGTATTTGCTGTTGCAGCTACAACTCCGTAACCAATTGCTACGGCTCCAGCTACTGTGGCACATGATCCAGCACCGAGTGCCATACTACAAGCTGCTACTGCATAAGAAAAACAACCGATTGCAATAGCATTATCACTCGTTTGAGCACATGCACGTTCACCGATAGCAATACCCCAGTTACTTTCTGCTTTAGCGCAAGTACCGATAGCAATAGAAGATAAAGCAGAATAAGTACAAGTTGATATTGATGTACCACATTGAGCAGCTGAAGCATTATATCCAATTACAGTAGAACACTGTCTAAAATCATCAAAGTTTTGTGCCCCTGGTCCAATTACTATAGAATATTGCGCATAATTCTTTGCTCCACTTCCAATTGCAATTGAATTAATTGCAGGTGTGCCGCATGCGCATACAGCAGCATCATTACCTAAAGCAATAGAACAAGCAGCAGCTGCTACAGCAGGAGTAGTTACTAAAGCATCGTCATTTTTCATTGAATTTGTTCCAGTACCAGATACCAGACCTGCAGGAGATGAACTTCCGCTTGTTCCAGAAGAACCAGAAGAACCAGCTACACCTGAAGTGCCGCTTGTTCCAGAACTTCCGCTTGATCCATCAACACCTGAAGTGCCAGAAGAACCAGAAGAACCAGAAGAACCGCTAGACCCAGAAGTGCCAGAAGAACCCGAAGAACCATCTACACCCGAAGTGCCGCTTGTTCCAGAACTTCCGCTTGATCCATCTACACCTGAAGTGCCGCTTGTTCCAGAACTTCCGCTTGATCCATCTACACCTGAAGTGCCTGAAGAACCCGAAGTGCCAGAAGAGCCTGAGCTTCCATCTACTCCCGAAGTTCCACTTGTGCCAGAACTTCCGCTTGATCCATCAACACCAGAAGTGCCAGAAGAGCCTGAGCTTCCATCTACACCAGAAGTGCCAGAAGAGCCTGAGCTTCCTGAAGTACCTGAAGAGCCCGAGCTTCCATCTACTCCCGAAGTTCCACTTGTGCCAGAAGAACCAGAACTTCCAGCTACACCTGATGTGCCAGAACTTCCGCTTGATCCATCAGCTCCGCTTGTACCGCTTGAACCACTGGTTCCAGAAGAACCAGACGAACCGCTTGTTCCGCTTGAACCTGAAGAACCGCTAGTACCATCTGTTCCAGATGAACCGCTAGTACCGCTGCTTCCAGACGAACCGCTTGTTCCAGAAGAACCAGAGCCACCACCTGGCCCTACATAATTTCCTCCTGCATCGATTACTTCTCCAAATCCTGCAATAGAAAGAGTTTCTACTGTGGTGGTAGCTGCAGTGATATGAACTTGAGTGGTACTTACTTCAATTGGCATTTCAACACCTAGACCGTCGGTGATCGGCTGAAGTGTATTACTTAATCCGCTTGTTCCACTGGTACCGACACCTACAACAGATTTGTAAGTATCTTTAATTTTCTTTCCAGTTAAATTTGCCATGTTTTATTTTTGTTTTTGTTTATACCGATTTTAAGTAATAACCTTGAATCCACGAACTATCTAGAGCTGATGAATTTTGTACAGTTAGTAAAATATAAACATCATTGTTCCAGTTAATACCAAGAGATGTTTGTACTATCGAAGTACTTATATACCAGTCTTGAGCCGCATCGGTAGTAGTTGGATGTGCAAATGTGCCATCACCAGTACCATTTGCAACGCTAATATGATAAGTTCTTGTATAGTGAGTAGAAACGTTTCCACTGCCATTATTACTAGAATTTTGTCCAGCTGCTGCTATTTGTGTAGCCCCAGAAAGTGAATTTACTGTATTAAAACGTGCTCTCCAAGTTGTTGTAGTAGTTGCTCCACCTGACGTATTTCTTTTACATAAGACATCCAAGATAAGAATATCTCCTGCTGTATAAGTTCCTCCGGGAATTAAAATACTTTGCCCGATTGCTTCTGCGGTATTAAAAGAGGTTATTGCGCCTGCAGTAGTACTAGAAAATAATACACCTCCTGCACCACTGGTACCGCTGGTTCCAGAAGAACCAGAAGAACCATCTACACCAGAAGTACCAGAAGAACCTGAACTTCCATCTACACCTGATGTACCAGAAGAACCAGAAGATCCAGCTACTCCTGAAGTACCAGAAGAACCTGAGCTTCCAGAAGTACCGTTGGTTGGAGCAGCAAATCCATAATAAGTAGTTCCATCATAAGAGAAAGATACGAAATCTATAGATCCGATAGCAGTTTGTAAAGTAGGTGCAGAACCGCCGGCCCAAGTTACTGAACCAGGCCAAGTTGCTAAATATCCACCGCTGCCACCTTGAACTAATTTAAGAGTATAATTTCCACCGCTAAGACCGTTTGCAAAAGTGAATGTAGTGTTAGCAGTAAGTTCAATTTCTTGAACATTTGAATTGTCGAAATCGACAGCTCCAGATGTACCATTGTCATGGTAAGTAGTAGCTGCTTGACCGTTTATTACAAGATTTCCAGTGTAAGGAGATGAAAAACTTGTTCCACTTGTTCCTGAAGAACCAGAAGAACCATCTACACCAGAAGTACCAGAAGAACCAGAGCTTCCGCTAGTTCCTGCTTGTGCCATTAATTCCCAGTTTGTAGGATTTGATGAAGGCGGAGGTAATAATGAGGATGCTGCTAAAATACAAATATATGAACTACCTTGATATTCAACTACTTCATTAACTTGGTAAGATAAATTAACATCCCATACGCCTGACCAAACAAAGCTCGTTCCACTCGTGCCAGAAGAACCTGAACTTCCATCTACACCAGAAGTACCAGAAGAACCGCTAGATCCATCTACTCCGCTAGTTCCACTCGTTCCAGAAGAACCAGAGCTTCCTGATGTGCCATTAGTTCCACTTGTGCCATCAGTTCCTGAAGTACCAGAACTTCCGCTTGTACCGCTTGTGCCAGATGGAGTAGTAACTATAATTAAAAGAACTGGCTCATTGTTACCAAAAGAATATGTTGAAGTAACCAGAGTTACACCATAAGTCCAGTAAGTAGTATTGTCTGTCTTAGAAGTAATATCCCAAGTTTGAAATTCTGTATGATCGTCTTGCGTCTGAATCGTAATTCTAGAACCTACTTGTAAGTTGCTTAAGAAAATATCAAGGTTGTCACTTGCTGTATCTTGATCGCTTACGCTGATTGATGTAGCGCTGGTTTGAGTTGCATTGTCCCAAATAATATGACCTGATACAGGATCACCCGAAGTAATGGTAGTTTTTGCAGTATAATTAAAGAATGAATTAGACTGGCCGCTTGTTCCGCTTGTTCCAGACGAACCAGTTCCACTTGTTCCAGAAGTGCCTGAAGAACCAGAACTTCCATCTGCACCAGATGTGCCAGAAGAACCTGATGTGCCTGAAGAACCAGAGCTTCCATCAGCTCCTGATGTGCCAGAAGAACCTGATGTGCCTGAAGAACCAGAGCTTCCATCAGCTCCTGATGTGCCAGAAGAACCTGAAGAACCTGATGTCCCAGAACTTCCACTAGATCCATCTACACCTGATGTGCCAGAAGTACCGCTTGTGCCATCAGTTCCAGATGAACCGATTCCAGAAGTACCAGAGGTTCCGCTTGTGCCATCAGTTCCAGAAGAACCTATTCCAGAAGTACCGCTGGTTCCAGAAGAACCGTTTGCGCCAGAAGAACCACTTGTTCCGCTAGTTCCTGATGAACCTGCACCACCAGGTCCTACATATTGACCAGCTGAGTTAATTACTTCACCGACTCCTTCGATAGAAAGTGTTTCTACGGTAGTGGTAGCTGCTGTAATATGTACTTCTGTTGTACTTACTTCAATCGGCATTTCTACACCGAGGCCATCTGTTAGAGGCTGAAGAGTATTACTTATTCCACTTGTTCCGCTGGTGCCGACACCTACGATAGAAGGGTAAGTGTTACTGACTTGTTGTCCGCTTAAATTTGCCATGTTTTATTTTTTTATATGCATTCATCCCATTCTAGAGATGTAAAGTTCCATTCATCTGGGAATTGAGCCCATCCTGCGCATAGAGTCGGGAAGCATTGACTCCAGATAAGTGGTGTTAAATTCCAAACATCTGGGAATGTGCTCCAAACGGCGCAACTGGTTTCTGTTCTTGTTAGATAAACAATGTTTTTGTCACTGTCATTATCACTAAGATAAACAATGTTTTGCGATTCTGCAGCTACGTTTTCAAGATACATTTGACCCTTGTCGATAAGAACACCGAACGAAGGATCAAGAGTTACTTCATCAATTGCCCAAAGTTTGTAGTCCCAGTTACCGCTCGGGCTGAGTGTTACGAATCCATTTTCTGGATCTTCGTTTGCAGTCACTGTAAGTTCGATTTCGAACTCTGTATAACGTGAATTCGAAGTAACAATATTCGGAATCACATAAGAATATTGTCTACTGAATCCATTTTTAAAGCCAAATAAGAAAAGACCAGAACCATAATATGGGTTGATCTCTACATCGTCTACGTTTACATAGATGATAATATTATTTGTTTGGAGATTATTAAGATTAATCACGCGCTTTGGCTCTTTAATTTAGATATAGAAAAGCAGACTTTTGACATAAGAAAGGGACTAGATTTCTCTAGCCCCTTAGAAACACAATTAGAAAAATTCGGCCTCGAAGCCGTTGATTACGGTGCAGCTACAATAGTAATTCCTGAACCAATTACATTGGCCAGAGTTCCATCTACTGGATAAACCGGTAGAGGCTCTTGTCCCTGAATGGTGATTGAGTAACTGTTAGCATCAGCTACAGCTGTTCCGGTTTGTGAAGTACCGGCAGATACTACGCAACCACGGCTTTCACCCATCAACCAAGTAACATCGTTATTGTCAACGAATACTACTCTTAGATCTCTATTTTGTGCAAGCAAAAGAATTTGATTGCGTTTAGCAGCTTCCATTTTCTGGAAGATTGCTGTTAGCTCCGGCTGGTAAAAAATAGTACCAGCAGTTGGAGCAACGTTTATACTTTCTGTGAAAGATGCGGTATCTTTGGGCAGTTCCATGGTAAAAAAGTTTCCACTTCCACTAATTAAAGTAACTTCTCCAGCTACTTCAGTGATTCCTCCCCAAGTTCCAGCAAAAACGTACATCTCTTTGACACCGCCTAAACCATTAATACAGTCCAGTGCAATACCACTTGTCAGATTACAACTCATGTTAGTTTTTATTTTGTTTTTTTATGAAAGGGCTGGATTTCTCCAGCCCTTTGCTGGTTTGGTTTAGTAAGCTGCGCTAGATACGAACTGATCTGCCACTGCGGCAGTACCAATTCTGAACTTGCTAAGGAAATTTACAACATCTTGACTCGGATCATAATAGAATCTGAATGCATTTACATCAGAATCGATTAAGTTAGTACCGAAGAATGCATATTTCTTAGGACCAACGATAACTTCGTTAGTGTTGATTCCCGGAATCGCAACAACTTCGACCTGTGTGCCTGGAAATATAAAGGTTGAAGCAGAAGCTGTACCAGCAGTGTTGCTGATGTTAGGATACTGCAACAAGATAGAGTTACCAGTTGCGATCAATCCTTGAGTCAACTTGCTGTACTGAGCGTAGCTCATGTACATTTTCAAATCATCTTCTTGCTTAACAGCATTTGGAAGAAGATCGATAAGACCCCATGCATTGTCAACTGCAGTAGATGAAGTCCAAGCTCCACCATAAGCAGAACCATCAACTGCACCTTCAGCTACGTTGATTTGGGCTAACAAACCGTCTAGGGTTGCGCCATCTCCCTGCCACATAGTGTTCTCAATGTAAGCACCGATAGAACGCACTTTGTAATCGGCAATTGCAACTTCGAATGGCACGCTCTCTGCGTAAGCAGAAGGGTTCATGTAAGCACTCAACCAGTAGGTTCTAAGATCTTCTGGGCAAAGTTGCTCTTTTACCATTTTTGACTGAACTGTCATGTCGATTTGGGTGTAAGCAGTAGTGTTGTTTCCTACTTGACCAGCACCGAATCCGCAAGTGCTGTCTAATACGTCGACAACACCGCCCAAGATATTGATTGAGGTTACACCTGCAGTAATATTTGGACGAACAGTCAAGTAACCCATAGAAACGGGCTTCAAGATTGCTTTTGTTATCAACTGATCTGATAGTTGGTCCGTGTAAGCACTAAGACCTGATAAATTGAAACTCATAATTTTTAGTTTTT